ATGAAACAATATGCACCTGTAGCCAAACTAAAGATCGTCACCAAAGAGGGCATACAAGACCCTATGCCGGATGCGGTACGGATTACCACCCATAAGAGATTGGGAGAGCCGGCCGGTGCATGGTCTATCCAACTCACCACCAAGAAGGACAAGAAAGGGCGAACCTGGGCCGATCGGGTGGAACCTATGGATTACGTGGTAATCTGGCTGGGCCGGTTTTCCACGCAACCGCCAGTTATCATGCGGGGATTCGTGGATAACGTCCGGGAAGCCATGACAATTGAAGACGGCAAGCCACATCGCTATGTCCTGATCAACGGCCGGGACTACGGCAAATTGCTCCAGCGTATCAAGATCTATTATATCTACGACATAGATCCTACGGCGGGTCTGATAGGGGCGCGTTTAGAGGCCAATTACGGCATTCCGGCCAAGGATTACAAGGTGGCGGAATTCGTGCCGCTACTTAACTCCAAAATTATTTCGTCCGAAATCGCAGAGATCCGAAAGTACAATAAAGGCATTGTGGATATGATCACCAAGATCAATATCCCAGATAATCTGGTGTTAAACGGGTTTCAATACCAGCACTACGAGGGCCCGTTGCTGGGCTTGATCGAAATGTTTCAGGGGAAGCCCCATCTGGAGTTTTTTATAACGGAAACCGAGGAGGCTCCGGCGCTGGTACACAGGTGGGCGCCTTTGAAGACCTGGGACGGCAAATATGCCCGGGCCGATAGCGATCCGACCAAAGACCCGCTCTTTGCGGATCTGGAATTAGACGCCGATGAGCGCATTGGCCGGGACCTGGGCCTCAGTGACAATGAAGCGTTTTCATACTTCTTTACTTATCCAACCCAGGTGCTCCTACCTAAGTTGGCCTTTAAAACATCGGCTACCTACTTCTATAGTCAGCAAGATATTTACGATCCAAAGAAACCGTCGAACCCTAAAATCATCAAGGAGAACCTGGAGCGCTTCGGCTTTTTGCCCCTGGAAGTAGCCACGCCCTTTTTGACCGCCCAGGACTTGCCGCCGGCGCCGCAGGCTGGTCCACCTCCTTATGATGCCATCCTGGACACCGGGGCGCAGCAGATGGCCTTGGAATTGAACCAATGGCTAGTAGACGTATACGGCCATAATCATAAACTCAAGAACGGCACGATACCAATTAAAGGCAATGAATTCGCCCGTATCGGCCGATACGTATACTTCAAGGATCTGGACATGGAGTTTTATATCGAAGGCGTAGATCATGAGTTTGTGGTCAAAGAAAGTTTTAAGACTACGCTCACCCTTACCAGGGGGCGCAGGAGGAGTGTAACATCATGAGAGGTTGTGCGCGATGATCACTCAAGGCAATCTGGGAAACCCGAAACCGATAACCGATCCCGGCCGTTTCTGGGGTCTGCAGATAGGAAAGGTCATAGCCGTCTATCCGGACAGTCATTGTGTGGATGTGGCTTTACTCCAGGGCGGTGTAGTGCGCAAGGCACAGGTTTTGGCGCCATATGCTTCAACCGATACGGGAGTGGCTTATCTTCCTAAACCCAACCTTGTCTCGCCGGAGCAAAAATTGGCCGGCATCGTGGATACACCGAGGCCGGGAAGCGAGCGGAATGTCTATGCGGTAATCGGGTACCTTGAGGGCCAACTTCATAGTCCAGTCTGCCTGGGCTTCCTATTTCCCAATGATGCGGAGCTACTATCCCTGCAAGCAGGGGTACAGGTGGACCGTCGCGAAGGCGGGACTTATATCTACGCTGCCGACGATGGGGAGTTCGATATTAACCATCCCTCGGGAATTCATATCCATATCGGCCGGGCGGCCGGAGCAAGGATCTTGGACAGGACCTTCAATAAGCGCTGGAAGGACGGCAAGAACGCAGTCCCCGAGTTCTATTTTAGTGTGGAGCATTTTTCCGGTGCCACTATCACCGTGGATCCCGACGGTAATATCCAGATTACCGCCGGCAGGAACAGACAGACGGGCAACCGGTCACATGTGACCATCATCGGCAATACGGTTTCGACGATTAACGCAGGGCCTTAATAAGCGGGTTTAACTCTGGGATGGTGATAAACCGTGGCAGATTATTCTGGTTGGAAAATAGGAGAGGCAAACCCTGTACAGGAAAGAAAGCTGTGGTCCACGCCCCCGCGAAGCCAGAAGAACAAAGTGGTGGCGCTACGACTAACTTATCCCGATGGCAGCTATTATACCCATATTCTGTCTATCAACCCGGATGATTTACAAATAAACCTTCCCAGCCGCACTACGGTCACCCAGACTGAAGGTGGAGCGTATCTGGACAACTGGGGCATTGGTGTAGGCCAGGGGATGCTGCAGGGCAATACCGGCTGGCGTTACCACCAGAAGATATCCGGAAGAGCTTTTGACGGCCTGGGGGCTTTTAAGGACCTGTACCAAAAAATTTACCTGAAATACTATGAGTTATCCCAACTGGCCGCCGATCCCAATTCGGTGAAACTGAGGTTGATAGACAACGTGGACGATCTGGTATTGGAGATCAACCCGGACGATTTCCGCCTGTTGCGAAACAAAAACAAGCCTCTGCTTTTCCAATACCAGATGCCGTTTACGGTAATTGAGGATATCCTGCATCTGCCGCCGCGGACAGCCATCAAGACTCAAGATAATATTGCCAGTGCGTCCCAAGATCAGGCAGCTAACCGGGCCCGTTCGGACCAAGTTGCTGCGGCTTCGCGGGCCGCTAATCCTACTCCTAAACGGACCCATACAGTCAAAAAGGGTGACACATTATGGGCTATAGCTAAACAATATTATGGCCAAGGAACGTTATGGACTAAAATTTATGAAGCCAATAAGAAACCTGACGGCCCAATCTCCAATCCGAATCTGATCTACCCGGGATGGAGTTTGGTGATTCCTTAGAGGTGACGAAAGATGCCCATTCCCGTTAAAAGCGCTCAAGGATTAATAATCCAATACCCGGAAATAGCAAAGACCTTTTATCTGGTCGAAGCTGTATCCACGCTTATTCCCGACTGGTCGCCGGAATCACGGCGATTGCCGGGCCGGGTCTGCAAGGCCGTGGCCAAGGCCTTGGGTCACCTGCTGAGAACCGATTTGGCCGGTCAGGCCGTCGAGGCCCAACAGGTGGCACTCCAAGCGTACACCCTGGCCCTGGATACTGCGCTTTTGGCTTTGGGTATGGACCTTTCGGCGCCAGCGACCGACCAGGTACAGTATCGGATGTCGGCTACCTCGGAGGCAATTGCTGCTCTGGAACGCATCGAAGCGGCCGATCTGGTTCTCTCACCCTTTCCGCCAGCGGGCAGCAATTTGCGCAGCGATCTACAGGCCCTTCTAGGGGGTGTAGATATTGCCTGAGTACCGCTATTATGCTGTCAGTCAAGGTGAAACCCTGCAACAGATCGCCCGGGTTACCTTAGGCGATGCCGAACGCTGGATTGAATTGGCCGCGCTTAATAACCTGCGATATCCCTATATCTCGGAAGATCCCCGGGATCTTTTGGGATATTCCCTATCCGAAGGACGGCTGGCTCTCGCCGTGATCGCTGGAAGCAATTTCGCTTTTGTGGAGGGTTTTGACAACCCGCCCAAGGCCGGACAGATGCTGTACTTTGTTTCTCCTACCGCCGCGGGTGGCGAAGCAGTTCAGATAACCTCGGTAGAAGTTTCCAGCGGGCTGGTGCAGTTTCAGGCTGCGGTCCGCAACAACTGGCCGCAGGGAAACCCGGTGGCGGTTTATCCCGATCCGGCAGACCTAAAAACTAAGGTATTGCGGCCTGGCGATCTCCTCAAGCTTCCCAGTGAAAGCAATATCCAGGATTTTACCCTTGATCGTCAAGAATGGGAAACCTTGCTGGGTGAAGATATTGCCCTGGATGGGAACGGCCAGTTGATCTTCGATGGCGGAGACCTGGCGACCTATAGCGGTGTTGACAACCTGGTACAGCAATTACAGCACCGGATCTCTACTTCGTATGGCGAACTGCCCTACCACAAGGACTATGGCTCAGAACTGCCGGATGCGCTGGGGGAAACCGCCTCGCCCTATTTCATCCTACTGGCGAAGGCGCTGGTCAGGGAAAGCCTGCTCAGAGATCCGCGAATTTCTGATGTTAACAATATCTCGGTGCGCGTAGACGGGGATACAGTACTAATAGACTGCTTTGTGGAAGTGAGCAATACCAAAACATTATTGAAGGTAGCTAATCTCGTGCTGCGCCCGGTTTAGGAGGTGATAAATGTGCCCTATGAACCCCCTACCCTCGAATATCTGGTGAGCAAAGCCATTCAATATTACACCGGGACGACGACCCGGATTACCGATTTCAACGTAGGATCAAAGATTCGTACTCTCTTTGAGGCCACCGGCATCATGCTGCAGGAGATTGCTAAGGACTTCTATGACGAATTGGCCGCGGCTATCGCTACGGCGGTTTATAACAGCTTCCAGTTCGACCGGCTGGGCCCCACAAAGGCGTACGGTGAAGTAACTTTCAGACTGAGAACAGCAGCTACGGCTGATGTGTTGATTGCTGCCGGCAGCCAGGTAAAGGTCCCACAGACAAGCAAAATCTATGCGGTCGTTCAAGACGCCATTATACCCGCAGGCCAAACGCAGGTAGCGGCTCTGGTACAGGCCCTGGCTCCTGGTTCTGTTTATAACACGCCGGCAGGTACAATTACTGAACTGGTTACCCCTATCGATGGCATTGCCTCAATCAGCAACATCAAGCCTCTAATTACTGGCAGGGACCCAGAAACAGATGAAGAAAGGCGGGGACGGTTTACCCGTTATATCAAGTCTCTGGCAAGGGGCACCGAAGCCGCCTTGGAATATGCCGCTACTACCACGGCGCTTTACGATAACAACGGTTTTATTACTGAGCGCGTGGTAAAGGCCCAGGTGGTAAAGGTAGCTACCAGTTACGTGCATCTGTACATCCATAATGGCCAAGGCAGCACTAGTGATGACCTGGTGGCAGAAGTTGTTAAGGCCGTAAATGGCTATCTCGACAACCAGGGCAATAAGGTGCCAGGATATAAAGCAGCCGGGGACACGGTAGATGTGTTTAAGGCCATTGAGCAAAGCTTGAGCGTGCGGGTTGGGATCTTGCCCGAAACGGGTTATACCTTGGCAGACCTCACGGATGCGGTTATCTCTGCAATACAGGACTACTTTGCCGGTCTGGCCATCGGCGCCCCTGTATTGCGTAGTGGCCTCCTGGAAGCGATCATGAGGGTTACGGGGGTACTTGATGCGGATATTATCTTGCCTGCCCAGAATGTCGGCGGCGTAGCGGGCACCGTTTACGTAATTGCCGGGGATCCTATTATCGAAGCGCTTGCCGCATAGGTAGAAGGTGGAGAACATGGACCTTTTTGAACGCATCCTGGCGCGCCTGAACAACGTGTTTGATAAGAGCGCCCATACCGAACCCGCCCTGCTGCTTACCTATAGCGGACAGGCAAAGGTGACAATCAGTCGCAGGCGCTTTCGCACCTTCACGGCGGATGGCGGCGCTAATCTCGACTATGATCTGGGCAATTATACCATAAGCCAACTAGCGGAAGCCATCAACGCGCAGGCGGGATACACGGCTACCGCGCTGGGCAATGGGAATTTACTTGCCTTGGCCCTAATGGATGTTGAGGGAGGGGATCTCGGAGCGGGTATTACCCTCGAAGTTTTTACCTCTCCCCTTTGGCAAATCCTGAAAGCCTGGTCCTGGGCGGCCGAGGATATGCTGGCTGAGGCCCGAATTGGCCTACAGCAGCTTAACATTCAGCGGGCCGAAGGCCAGTGGGTAGAGGCTCACAACGTCTTTTACCAAGTACCACGGCTACCTGGCGAACCGGATGCTCTGTTCGTCAAACGCATCCTTTGGGAAACACTGAAGCCCAAGGTTAATAACTTGGCTATCGCGGCCTTGATTGAGGCGGTCATCGGCTATGAAACTTACGTAGAGGATCTGATCCATGTAGCCTTTTTAACTAATGATCCAAACAGCACCACCTTTGATGTCACCCAGGCGCCCAATATGGGTTACCGGATGGATGAGGCTAGGTATATCTACGGCGGCGATTACGCCCAGTATGGCGCCTTTCTGGTCACGGTTGAGCAGCCTTCAGAGGCCGCCGTCTTCTATACCAGGGATTACCTGGAGGATATTATCCGCCGGAGCAAGGCTGCCGGCAAAACGGCGCACCTGGCCATTGCCTTGAGTTGGTATGAGGTTTATCAGACACTCAAGGTGACAACGGCGGAAACCCTCACGGCGGAAAGCGCTCTCGGCGACGGGTACCTGCCACCGGGACTGCTGTTGACCAATGAAGGCCTAACCAATGACATCGGCCTCACTGGCTACGGCTTCGGACAGAGGTTTTCTGAGGGGTTCTTACCCCCAGTAATGGCCAGCCAGCCAGGTTATGAGACGGGGGCGATATACGGGGCCCTTACCAATGTTGTGGAGCGTGGAGCGAACGCCGATACCGTTCCGGCCCATGAAATTACTGGATTGGATTTAATGACGGCCGAAGGAGGGCCCGAATCCTATCCGGGTGTAACGAGAGGCAGCCACGAGCAGAGACTAGAGGATTACCTGATTGACAGATATCAGGCTGGCGATTGGTTCATCCTTAACGAAGGCCTAACCAATAACATCGGCCTCACTGGCTACGGCTTGGTCCAGCGTCTTATTGTAGGAGAGTTAGGGCATGACCAACAGCTCAGTTTGGAAGAATACGCGCCCACGCCCACATCAGATGAGGAATTAGCAATTGAAGCCGCCGGAAGCGATGAGGTTACTGGATTGCCATCAGAAAGTTCTTTGAGTGCCGAAACCAGCGACCAAGTGGACGGTTACCTTAGTACTGACGCCTTGTTGCTGGTGGATAGCGGGTTAACCGTAGACGCAGTATGGCTGACGGCCTATGGCTTTACCCAAAGGGTGGTCGAGGCGCCAATTGACGATTTTTCCGGGACGTTGCCCGATCTACCAGGGGGCTGGGTAGCCACCAATGTCGCAGGCTTTGGTACTAATGAGAGCACTCCGGCCAGCTGGGAAAGCGCTCTGTGGGACGAATTGGTCTATATAGATCGCAGGCGCAGAATTACCTATAGTCCCACGGGGGATATCCTGGAGGACGTAATTCTACCCTTATAGGGCTTAACAGCAGCTTTAATATGCCCTGCTGTTGCCATATACAACATATGGGCCGTTTCCTTTCCTGGGGTAACGGTGAAAGGAGGTACAGAAATGGCAAAACGCGAGGAAATCACAGTTCAGAACAAGAGTTGTGGCCAGGTTGAGGAAGAACAGTATCGCGTGCCACAAGTAGTAGAAGGCATCTGGCGGGACGAAATCACCTACCAGGACGGCCGGGTTGAAATCAGGGAATGGAAGCACAACCTGGTAGTCAACAAACTATCAGAGTTGCTGGCGGCGCTATTCAAGGGCCATCCCGGCATTGTGGGCGCCCAGTACTGGGCTGTAGGACGCGGCGACCCGGCCTGGGATAGCCGGCCAGATGCAAACGGCGACGGCCTGCCGGATCCGCCGCAACCCACGGTCACCCAAACGAAGTTACTGGACGAGATCGCCCGCAAGCCCGTTACGGTGGTATTTCTTGATGCCAACAATAACCAGACCAGCAGCATTACCAACCGGGTGGAGGTTTCGGCCACCTTCGGCGTAGGAGAGGCCAACGGGGCCTGGCGGGAGTGGGGAGTATTTGGCGGCAATGCTACCAGCGCCAAAGATAGCGGCTATATGGCCGATGCCGTCAATCACCCGGTGCTCTCCAAACCGGCCGGCGACGGGGACTTCAGTATTACCCGCCGCGTGAGGTTCACGTTCTAAAGAAAGGAGGTAGGAAGAAATGCCTTCGTTTCAGTACGATAGCAACTATGCGAGGGAACGGGCCTTTGAGAAGGTGCGCTTCGGGGCCAAAAGCCCTATCCTGGAAGTCGAGCTTAACGAGATGCAGGATATCCTGCGAAACCTGATACGCGAGTATATGCAGGCGCAGTTTGTGAGCGGCGTGGAAGCACCCCTGACCCTGGCCGGGACAAGCTATGCCAACACATTCCGGATTAACGCCTTCTGGGCCTGGGTTGGAGGCCGGCGGGTCTATGTCTCGGGAACCGACAATGGCGCCAATCTTTCAGTGACCGATGGTCACAACTACTTTGACGCGGGGGACCCGCCCGCCTCAGGCGACCGGACGGACCTGGTATTCCTGGAAGTTTGGGAAGGTCAGGTTAAACCTGGCGAAGGACTCTATAAGTGGGGTACCCAGAACTCCGATCAGACACTTATCAATAATCTCCTGGACAGCCGCATCGGACAGGAAACTACATGGCGGCACCAGATCATGAACGAGATCCGGGTGGCCCCGGGGGTAACCAATATCCTCAATGTGACTGATAAAACGGGCGCTGCGGTGAGCGATCTGGGTAATGGGCTGTACGGCAACCAGAGCACGGGCCATTACCTTATCCCTTTGCTCCTCGTACCCAGGTCTGCCGGCGTAACCACCATTGATGTATCAAAAGTCAGGTCGGCTTATACGGTGGCGCGGCAGCGGGACGATATTGCGGCCGAGCATCTGCTGGCCATGGGCGCCGCCGTAGGTGAGGCGCTACGAATCGCCAACGGCCTGAACCTGGAGCTTGACAAGTGGGCAAAACAGCGTATCCAGCAAGGTGAGGTTACCATAACCAATCCCGATCCCAATGCAGGCTATTTCCGCAGCGCCGATGCCTATGCACTGGTAAACATCAGTGGTTATCCGTTGCTGGATACGCCAAATTACACGGTGCTTTTAGAACTGGTCAGTTCACCCAATCCGGATGGTGTAGGAAGGCTGGAGGTTTACGATAAGCAGGCCAACGGTTTCAAGATCAGGTATAGCGGATCCGCTGCCAGCGCTACGGTTCGCTGGACCGTAATAGACCCGGATCTGCTCTAAGGGGGTAGCGACATGATCATTGAGGAAGTATCTCCAGGCCAAAAAGCCCTATACGAATTAGCGACCAATGCTAACGGTGAACCAGAATTAACAATCTCCGTCAACGACCAATCGGTTACGGTAAACCTGGCGGAGAAAGAGCAGGATGTAGAAGTCCTGGTAGATATCTCCCTGGGTGAAGGCGGAACATTGATCGAAGGCATTGGCAAATGGTATGTGGCCACGATCATCATTCCACCACGGACCTACCATATGGTTGATACGGGCCAGGTCAATGAGAACGGCGAGCCGATAATGGTACCCGAAGCAGACCCTGTTAACCCGGACAACATTAAACTATGCTTGTGGGGATTGCCAGAAGCTACGGTCCCCACCGAAGGAGGTAGTTTGTAATGCCTTTCGTTTTCTCTATCAAGGATGCATATCGTCAGGCGGTAGAAGCGGCCAGCGGCGGTAAAAACACGGTTCTTTACGATGATTTAGGCCAACCCTCTATAATGGTGAGGATACCGAAGTTTCTTTTAAGCGATGTAATAGCAGGCGCTCCCTCAACGCCGCATCCTGCTTTTATAGTTAATGGCGTCACGAAAAATGAGATCTTTATCTCTAAATACCAATGCGTGATACAGAACGGCCGGGCATATTCATTGCCCGGGCAGGATCCCGCAGTCAACTTAAACTTCGATGCTGCCTTCAATGCCTGCGCCGCTAAGGGGCCAGGATGGCACTTAATGAGCAATGCGGAATGGGCCGCCCTGGCATTGTGGTGCAAAAAGAACGGTTTCATGCCCCGCGGCAACAACCAATATGGGGCAGATGTTAGTGCTACCTATGAGCGGGGCAAGGAAACGTACTTCGATGCCGGTGCCGGAAAAACCGGGCGCGTAGCTACCGGTTCGGGGCCCGCCAGCTGGGCGCATGATGGCACTCAGACCGGCATATTTGACCTGAACGGCAACGTTTGGGAATGGGTATCTGGCCTGCGCCTTTACAACGGCGAGATCCAGATTATCCCCGATAACAATGCCGCAGACAATACCGTAAGCCATGCCGCCGATAGTACGGCCTGGAAGGCCATCTTGCAGGATGGTTCGTTGGTTGCTCCTGGCACCGCGAATACCCTCAAATATGACAGTACTGGCGCTGATAGCGGCAGCTCAGTCGATGTGGGCGATATCCGGATCAACACAACCATTGTTAACTCCTTGACGACCAGCTATGCGTATAACCCCTTTGAGACCACCGCAGCCCAAACCGGTGTGACTGTCCCAGATCTACTGAAGTACCTTGGCTTGTTCCCTGTAGATTCGGCGCATGGCGGCGACGGCCTCTGGATGCGCAACACCGGCGAGCGCTTGCCGATCCGCGGTGGCTTTTGGAACTACGGTGCCGACGCGGGTGTGTTCGCCCTGAACTTGAGCCACCCGCGGTCGCACGCGGGTGCGCTCATCGGCTTCCGCGCCGCTTATGTTGGGTAACTGAATCCTGAATCCTGGGCCTCTGGCGGGGACGCAACCATCCCCGCCAGAGGAGAGGGGTAATGCCGATATGCAGCAACCAGTAAAGGGAGGAGCGGTCAACCCTCAGCGCCAGCATAGAGAAGAACGCCTACTCATCATTGAAAAGACCTACGATATGTTAAAGTACGCCGATCAATGCGTGACGCAGTTTCCCAAGAAGGAGCGATATCGGACGGCCACAGGCATCATGCAATGCGCCTGGAATCTCATGGATTTATTTCTGGAAGCGCGATATCCCGAATACCGTGTGGCGGCATTACGAAGGGCCGACATCGAATTGGATAAACTGCGTTACAAGATCAGGTTTGCCATGGATTTAACCTTTCTTCCCTTCAAGAAATATGAGAACCTAGCATCTATGGTTGACGAGATCGGCCGGATGCTGGGAGCATGGAAGAAAAGGTTAAAGTAAAATTTCGGAGGCGGGTCCAAAGCGCTTGCCGATCCGCGGTGGCAATTGGAACAACGGTGCCAACGCGGGTGTGTTCGCCCTGAACTTGAACAACCCGCGGTCGAACGCGAATGCGAACATCGGCTTCCGCGCCGCTTCACCCCACCGGCCAGAAGTGGTAGGCCCACGGGCCTACTTCCAGTGCCAGGGGATAAAGGGATCCGCTTCCCTGCCGCGTCCCGCCATTCGGGCCGGCAAAAGATTTAAATTGCCAAGAAGGTAGTTAGTAGGCCGACGAGGTTGAAAAGTACCACGCTTGGCACCTGGTAAAGGTGGCTGGCCAATCCCGACGGGTACAGTCCGGGTAAGAGCGGCATGCGATGATTGCACGGTATCGGAAGGGAAACAGGGATGCCTCTGCAAGGGAGGCTCAGGGGGTTTGGGTGGCTTCCCGGCACCAGGGCTCAAAGGAGACGAAGGCCAAATTGAAACGCTTCAAAGATCTATACCGCCAAGTCTATGACTTTGAAAACCTTTACTTGGCATACCGTGAGGCCCGGAAGAGCAAACGTTACCGGGATGAGGTGTTAAGGTTTAGCGCCAATCTAGAAAGTAACTTAATCCAGCTGCAAAATGAGTTAATCTGGAAGCAATACAAAGTAAGCCGTTATCGCGAGTTTTACGTTTACGACCCTAAGAAAAGGCTAATAATGGCCCTCCCGTTTAGAGATCGGGTGGTACAGTGGGCAATTTATCGCGTTATCAACCCACTGTTGGACCGTCAGTTTATCTATGATTCTTACGCCTGTCGAGTTGGCAAAGGCACCCACAAGGCCGCGGACAGGTTGCAGTACTGGCTCCGTTACCTTGACCGCCGCTATCCCAAAGTATATGTCCTTAAGTTAGACATCTCGAAATACTTCTACCGGGTTGATCATGCAGTTCTAAAGGAGATCCTGCGGAAGAAAATAGCCGACCGGGATCTATTGTGGTTGCTGGATACCATTATTGACGGAGATGGTCAGAAGTTCGGGATACCCCTCGGAGATCATGATTTTGAGTTTGACCGCCTAGCTGATATTGGTATGCCCATTGGGAACTTGACTTCGCAACTGTTTGCCAATTTGTATCTCAACGAGGCAGATCAATACGCTAAGCATCAGCTGAGACTGAAATATTACATCCGCTACATGGACGATATCTTGGTCCTACACCCAGACAAAAAATATCTCCACGAGGTCAAGGAAGTATTAGGCACCTTCCTAACGGACGAACTGCATCTCACCTTGAATAGAAAGACCGGTATCCGTTTGGCCAATCAGGGAATTGACTTTGTGGGTTACCGCATCTGGCCAACCCATAGACGAGTACGCCGGCGGACGGTTAAAAAGATCAAGCAGCGGCTGCGGCAGATGGCGGCGGAATATGCTGCCGGCCTACTTTCTTTGGAAGAAATTAATGCCGTGGTTCAGTCTTATATAGGCCATTTGAGCCATGCTGATACGTATAGGTTGAGACAGAAGTTGTTTAGCGAATTCGTCTTGCGCCGAGGCCCGGATGAGGAAGGTCTGGATATTGATTTGCTGTTACCTTAGGAAATGTCCCGCGGCGAAAGCTTCCATCAGGTAACATTAAGCAGTAAATTTTATTTTAGGATGACTGGAAGGCGGTGGTATATTTGAGCTCTGTCGGACAGGCTAATGTGCTATTTCATGAAAATGAGGGACAGCAGGCGCCCAAAGATCAGACGCTGGTAACGGAGCTGGATATATTCGACCGGCGCATTGATATGGTTGAGAGGCGGGTTGACAGGCTGGAACAACGTCTTGATACGGTTCAGCAAGCCCTCCAGAGCGATATCAGAGAACTTAGAAACGAGTTAGGTAACCGTTTGGGCAACATCGAAAGTGCCATTCGGGAAACCACAGTAACCGCATTACGCTCTTGGCCTCCAAGCGCTGTTTGGTTACTCGGTGTTGCGGCACTTATCGGAGGAGGGATCAGCTGGCTACTGATACGGTTTGGCAGGTGATAAAGC